AAACATACCCGGCTATCTTGCGTGGCTTGCCGTCGGTATCCTTGTACCGCAGGGTTCTGCGTATACAACTGCCGTTGTGCTTCACGGGCTGACCGGATCATCTCGGTACGTGCTATTGTCTCGGCTCGTTGCCGTCCAATGTCTGCCGCTTTGCGTACGCGCCGTGCTACTGTCCGTGGCCCTTCACCTAGGCTGATGCCCTGCACCAAAGCCATCTGCATGGCATCGGTTGTTACCTGCGGAATGGTTTCAAATAGGACACCCAGAGGGCTTCCATCACCCGAAAAACCGACAAAGGCTTGCAGCTGTTCATCGGGCAGCGTTGTCCATGAACTGCCGAGGCTGACGTTAGCCGGTTTACGACCTGCCGCCGCTTCAACCAAGCTGCTGCTCGTCTCATTCGCAAGGATGGCGGACTGCAATTGTCCATCTGCTGTTATGGTTGCTCCTTCTACCGCAAAGGCTTGCAAGTTACGACCAAGTTCCTCGATGTTGTCTATGATCCGCTGACGCATCCAGAGGATAGTTTGGCTTGGGTCTTCACCTTCATCCATCCGATCCTGTATTCGTTCCTCTAGTGCTTCAAGTTCTGCAATCGATGCAGCAGTAGCGGCTTTGTATGCTCTCTGCATCCGGGATATGGCTACGCCTTCACGCTCCAGTAAGTCATTCCTAAACTTCTGACTAGCGGCATAGATTCTGCCCGTACCATCGTCTACTCGTTTGTATGAGCCTCCATCAGCTCGTACCCGTAAAAAGGGTGAGACTTGTACACCACCCCCGGGGTGCAACAATCAAGGCTCTTGCCTTCATCGCCCTGCATTTGGTTGCGCTTGGATGTTGCCCAGCGGAAGCCAGCATCACCGCCCCACAAGTCCCAAGCTACGCGCCCGGCACTAGGGAAACCATCCTCACCAGCGTTGAATCCTTCAGCCTGCTTATCAACTTCATGACGGGAAAAGAAAGAATACATCCGGAGAATCGTATCCTCGGATAACTGCTCACCGTTTACAATCTGGTTTGCACGAGCGAGTCCTACCCGCGTCCCTCCATCAAAGCCCTCAGCCTTCCAATCAAGGGCACGTTGTGCCGCTTCCTTCATGCCGGATGTCGGGCGATACTTCATGTCGAATGAGCGGATCTCAGCAATAGGCGCATCGGTAGTCTGTACCGGGATTGCCTGTGGGTGTAGTTGTCCCTCGTCCTGCGGCACGGCTTCAAGACCAGCAATGCGCTTTGCTTCCGCTCTATCGATAATCCCAGCCTTGTACAGTTTCTCCGCACGATCGGCTTCCGCTGAAAGGTCATCAGCCAAAGCCCGTACACCTTCAAGGTCATACTGTACAAAATCACCCTGCTGAGTCTCTGGGTACTCTGGCAGGAGGTCAGCGGTAATCGCATCAGCCAAGACACGCAGGAGAGGAACCATGCCGTCCTCCCACGCTGCCTGCTGTGCCCTCTCAAAGTTGTTGTAGGTGGAACGCTCAAGACCAGCACCAAGACCCAATACCATGGGGTTGAGTCCAAGGGCTGAACAGATACGCTCCTCAGGAACACGTCTCACGGAATCCAAAGCAAGCTCTGATGGCGTTAGGGATACCCTATCCATCTTGTATGCTCCGGTCATGACCACGATACCGCCTGAACCGTCCCCGCTCAGGTCTTCATGAAGTTGTCGCTTGACCTGCCGTGCATCGTCCATTGAGATGTCTACGGTCTGGTCTTTGGCATCAGGCCCTACTATGAGCGATGGCATCGCACCATTAGCCAGCAGTCCCCATGCGGTCGTTGATGCGGTGTTGTCTGTTGCAATCTCGCGCAAGACAGCGGTTACCGGGCTACGTCCAAGGCGGATGTCCGAAGGTTCCCTGCCGTACCGAATGTGGATGATGTCAGATACAGGGATGTCGAATGACCTACCATCCGTGGTGTAGACATAATGCGTTAGTGGGTTGATGCCGTTACCGACAGGGCGCACCATGTCTTGCGGAAGGAACTGCAAAGCTGTCACAACACCACGGGTAGTAGACCGTATCTTCCGCAGGTAGGTGTTGCCGAACAGTTTGTAGTCTTGAATCACCCAGCTCCAAAATAACGAACCCATGACCATAGGATCAGGTTGCGCCATAAGAGCGATTACCGGATGGTCTTCTACTGGTTCCGCTTGCTGGCTATCTACCGGGCGGTAGTACTTAGGCGTGGCTTGTGGGTAGTTCCTAATGTACCAGTCGATGGCAGATGCCACGATGCCGTTTAGCCCAAGGTCTCCCGCTACTCTTGCCCAGTCTTTGGTACTCCCGGGAAGCGCACGGCGCAGGAGTGTTTGCAGCTGACCGGAGCCATAGCCGGTTAGGTAGACATCACGGGACTGGCTAAGCGGTAAAGGCAAAGCCTGTGTCGGGTTTGCTACGGCTTTATTACCAAGGAAGCGGTCAAAGATACCCATGTGCCTAGTATCCCACAGGGAACCTAAACAGCACCCCAGCCTTTGCGCTGTCCGATCACCTGCCAAGCGTAAGCCAGCGCGTCAACTACGTCATCATGCCGACCAACCGGGAAGGATAGCAGCTCATCTTGCCAGTAAGGTGGCAAGCCGTCTACGTGTACAACCTGCCCTTGCTCGTACCGGGCTTCCAGAGGGCCAAAACGGGTTATCTTGTCCCTGTCTGGTCTGATGCCCCGGATAGGAAGTTTTGTGCGCCTCATAAGCTCCTGCACAACTGCCGCCTGATACTGCACTTGCTCGATGCCAATCATCACCGGTTTCCACTTCTCTGCCATTGCCTCGATGAAGCGCAACACGGAAGCAAAGTCAGCGCGTGTACGGTTGACATCCAGCACGTACAGTGTTCCATCTTCACCACGGCTTAAAGCCACAACAGCGGTGTAGTCTGCCTCCGCCTTTGTACTGATGGCAAGGTCAACACCAAGGTAGACCGGCAACCCGTCAGGAGCATCCCCAAAGCGTAACCACTCCCGCTTGATTCGTGCGCCAGCGGCATCCACGAACTCGGCTAGGTACTCTTGCCTAAACGCGATCGATGGTAAAGATTCCCCCGCCTTGGCTACTTCGTCAGCATCTATCCAAGGGTTAGCCGTGGTAGGCATCTGCCATGCCATCCAGTCCGGATCTACACCAGCCATCGCGTGTAGAGACTTGAAGTAGTTGCTACCCTTGGGAGTACTCAAGAAGAAAGCATCCCCCTTGTAATCGGTTAGCGTTGGGCGAATAGCCTCAGTCCAGGCTTGTTCTAGATGCCTTGCCATGGCGGCTTCATCAATGATGACTCGCTTGTACTTACGACCACGGGCAACGGTTGAAGGGTCATCTAAAGTCCAGTAGTCAATCGCTGCCCCGGTTATAAGCTCGATGCGTGGAGCAGGTGTCTGCACAGCTCGCCGGATAACAGGTTGGTAGATTCTCTTGTGGTCGTTGTACGCTTCTTCTAGCAAGCGGTAGGTAGGTGCAAACCACGCACACGGCAGAGCATCTTTTAGAACCGGGTCACTGAGCAAGTTACCGCCAAGCGTTGTTTTACCAAAGCGTCTACCTACTCAGCCACAGGCAAGGACGTTGTATCGCCTTGCCTGTGCCATGATTACCTTTTGTCCTTCGTGAGGTCGAGGGAGAACCAATCGAATGTCAGGCATTACCCGTGCTACCTAACCCGCCTGTACGCTCATCTAACGGTACATCGTCACCGGTGTAGTACTGCACAAAGACAACCTGAGCGATACGCTCATTACGCTCTATCACCCAATCACCCTGCGTCCTGTTATGCAGTAGCACTTTGATGGTGTCTCCGTAGTCAGCATCGATAATGCCGGGAGCGTTGGCAACAGCAAGACCACGCAATGCAAGACCTGACCTAGAGCAAACCATGGCACAGAGGTGCGGTGGAAAGATTGCAAGTGTCCCTGTGTCAATGCCTACGGTAGCACCAGCAGGGATAACGATATCTAGCTGAGAGCGTAGATCGTACCCGGCAGAATGCTTTGTAGCTCTTGTGGGCTTGACCCCATGAAACCTGATGTCTGTCATGGCTTATCAGCGTACTCCACAATCACTTTGACAGGGCTACCGTCTGCGCCTGTCTGTTCTACCCTGCTAGACCACTCGGCTTTGTGCTTCCTTTCAAGCCACCATGCAGCCGCTTGCCATGTTGTGTCAGCTGCTTTTTGGATGATAGCCACGTTGCGTACCTCAGCATCACCCTCTGCCTTTTCTATAGCGTCCGCAAAATGCGAATTAGATTTGAGCCAGTTGGCAAATGTATCCTGTGAGATACCAGCATAAGCACAAGCAGCACGGCGTGTATTCCCTGCCCTGAGTGCTTGTGTGATGCGTGTTTCTGTTTCCTCGTTGTACTTGGTTGGTCTACCTGCCATCTAGCACCGCCTTCTGCCCTGTGGCGTTTTCCCATCGCTGAATAATGACATCGCAATACTTAGGGTCTATTTCAATTAATCTGGATGCTTTATTAAGTACTTCACTTGCAATCAGCGTACTCCCAGAACCACCAAATATATCTAATACAATCTCGGATGCATGGTTGTTTAATGCCTGTTTTATCAACTCTACTGGCTTCATTGTCGGATGCAATCCTAACCGTTCTACACTATGTCTCCAGACAGTCTGTTGTTTTTGGTCACCTATCCAGTTAGGACTAAATCCCTTTTTATGACAGTACAAAAAAGATTCATAATTTGGTTTGTATTGCGCACCCATAGCATGAAACCCAACATTACCTTTGTCCCACATCAACCAGTTCCTGATATCTAGTTGACAATGTTCGAGTCCGTGCAGAGTTTCGAGCGATCGGTTGATAGCGAAGAAAATATAAAATGCGGATTCGTTTTTACAAAATGTAACAGCTAATGAAATTGAGTCTCTAAAAAGAGCTGATAAATCATCGCCACGCAAATCATCATTTTTGATTTCTATTGCAGTGTTTGCACCTTTTTTCTTACCATCAACATACATAGAGCCTTTAAGCCCAACAAATGACACACCATATGGTGGATCTGTAAATAAAACATCAGCAACAGCACCATCCATCAGCCGTGCCACATCATCAGCCTTTGTGCTGTCACCGCAAAGCAATCGATGCCGACCAAGAATCCAAAGGTCTCCCGGCTTGCATCGTGTCTCGACTTCCTCCGGCACTTCGTCTGGATCGGTTAGCAAATCGGCAGGGTCAGCAGTACCAGCAAGTTCATCAATCAAAGCATCAAGGTCAGCAGCGCCGTACCCTGTACCTTCAAGACCTATAGGCGTGTTGGCAAGCTCAGCAAGGATGTCGGTTATCTTGGTCGTGTCATCTTGCCCAATACGGGTTGTCCGGTTGTCAACGACAAGAATGCGCAGCTCTTCTTCCGGTGTAACGTCAACCCATTGCACGGGTACGGTTTCCCATCCTAGAGCCTTTGCAGCCATCACCCTATGATTTCCCGCTAGGATGTGTTTTGTGCTCAGGTTAGCCACCACAGAGCCGTACCAGCCGTTTACCGCTAGACTCTTCTTGATGGCTTCCACATCGCCGTTGTTAGCGTTGCGTGGATGATGCTTGAGCAGGTCAATAGCGACCTGCTCAATCTCTTTGTTTATTACTCTACTTGCCAATCAGGTTAGCCTCGATTTCTTCTTTGGTTGCCCATACAAGGGCATCTTTCATTTGACGCTCACTGATGCCTTGCTGTTTCGCTCGTCTCTTGACATCAGCGTACAACCAACGTGTGTACATCTCGTTATAGACAGCCAAGCACCCAGCGCCAAGCAGGATACCAAGTGCAAAGATTATCATTCGGCTACCTCTTCTTGTTGTGGCTTTTTTTGAATACACCAGTCATTTACTACTATCATTACTCGGCTTATTCGAGATATAAGCCTCCAGCCAATGACGTTTATACTTCGTGCAAATCTATATTTGATTAGTTGTATCGGATTCATTCCTTCACCCATCCGCTCTGTGGATCAATGGCAACCAGTGCCCAATCGTTAGCAAACAAATCACCAGGGGATAGGTTCAACTCTTCCAGCTGTGTTACCCGTCCTTTAGGGCCGTGCAGTTCAAAGAGATTCCACAGTTCGGAGTACCGCAGGAATACGGAGCCTCCCCAGTCTTCCCGCCATACTGCGTTACCACCACCAGCCATTAAGGCTTGTACTACATCTCCGAATCTCATCCTATTACTCCCATTGTGATTGGCAGGTGTTCAGCCATCAAAGCCTTGATGCTGTCTGCAATCTGCCTATGTTCTAACTGCGTATCTTCCTGCGTCCTAAGCTGCACGTAATGGATCCAAGACCTAACCGTGCCGCTCATATACATCGTGGTCGGAGTGCATAAAGGCAAAACCATCCTTGCAGTCTCCGCAGCAATACCAGCCTTGATAAGCGCATCATACGCATCAACCGACTTATTGACAGCGAGGCAGGCAGAGTTCATTGTTTCCCACACGCTAAACGGTAAGGCTGCATAATCTAGTATTGGTGTTGAGCTTTGGCGGTTTGTTGTACCTGCAAGCCTAAATGTAGGGACTTTAGGATATTCAGTAACCGTGGCATACCTTTGGCTAAACTCTTGGAAACTGAAAGAACGATGCCGCAGAATCTGCGGAGCGATAGCCCTCGTGGTCTTTATCTCAATGCACATACTGGCCATTTCAAAGATTGACCAGTGCCCGTGCTTGATGCAGTAAGACAACAACCTACTGACATCTGGGTTGTCCTGGTTCTTAGGATTGCTTACCCTAGCGCAGTACCCGATGACCTTCTCCGCTTCCGGTGTAATCCAGATAAGCTTTGTCATTCCACCACCGTCCAGTCGTTAGCCAAGATATCAGCACCACGGAAGTAGGCAGGGCCAGCATAGTGCCGGTTACCGATGCC